ACACAAACGGAAGAGGTAGATAAGGAATCACCCAAGTAAAATAGTACTTAAGCAGCTAAGAAAATGAAACAGAAGTTTTTAAAAGAGTTTATAGATAAATTAGGTCCATCGGCTCAATTTGCACTTCCCGGTGCAGGTATAAATGCTGCTATAGGTATGTTAACTGGCGGTCCTGTAGCTGCTCTTGCATATGGTGCTGGAGATTTACTTTTAAACACACCAGCGATAGCTGCAGCGAGAGTAGCTAAACCCGGAATCACAGGCACTTTGACCTTCAAAGATAAAGCAGGGAAATTAGTAACGAAACCAGACTATAGACCATCTGGTTTAGAAACAGGTGTAAACGTAGCTGCTTCTTTTGCTTCTTACCCTTTTATAGATTTAGTAACGGGAGGTAGCCTTTACAAAGATAGAACTGCAAATAAAAATAAATATTATTATCCCGGTATTGATGCATCTCCAGAAGTAATGAGGCGACTTCAACAAGAAAATGCGTAAGATTAATTTTGGAACAAAAACTGCTACTGAGCTTACCTATCTTGGTAAAGCAAAAGATCTGGTAACAGGAGTTCCTTTAGTAGGTAAATATATTGAAGCTTTTGGAAAGGGTGCTGGAAAAGGTATAGAAGCTTTAGAAACAGTATCAAGATATCCGGATCGAAAGTATGGTGTTAATATGTTTAACGATCCACAGTTTAATCAATATGTAAAAGATGCAGGTATTACGAAAAAGCAACCTTTAAAATTAGCTGGAGCATATACTGCTCGTGTTTTAGGAGATGTACTTACAGATGAGACTCGTAAATTCTATTGGAGATTTAATCATCCATTAGCTATTGCTGATGAGTTATTACAGAAAGCAGTAGACCCAACTAAAACTTTACAGAGATATCAAAGAGGAATTATAGGACTTGCGGCAATACAACCAGCAGTAGCAGTAACAGGAGCTTATGATCCTACTAATTTAGCTGAATTAGGTAGACCAAAAGGATTTAAACAAAATACTCCTACACAAGAAGATAAAACAAAAACCGCAAACCCTGCCACAGAATTATTTCAAAGATTTGTTCAGGGTCGTACTGGTAGACCTTTAAAATTTTCAGATGCACAAAAAGAAATACCTGATTTAACAAAAAGAAGATATGCAAATTATTTAAATTTTTTATATAACAATCCTGGTCCTCTTGGTAAAGCAACTGGTGGTTTTATAAAAACAACTAGAGAAAATTTACAGGGAAATCCAGAAGCAAGATTTCTTGGTTATCCCGTATCCATACCTGCTGTAGGAGGTGTAATAGGAGGACTTGCAGGTGCAAGAACTGCAATAATGACTTCTCCTGATATAAAAATTAGTGTAGGAGAAGGACAGGTTGCAACTACACAAGGAGTTATTCCAAAACTTAATGAACAATTACCTAAATCAGGACAAATCAAACCTGAAAAACTTTTATCTACGCCTAAAACAGGAAAAGGTAAAGCTAGATTAATAGGAAGAGCTATGGGTGGTGGATTAGCTGGTAGTGTTCCCGGTATATTAGCTGGTAAATTTATAAATCAAGCATTAGCTAGATCTGATAATGATAAAACATCTTCTTTAGCTGGTAGTATGAATCCTTATAAATGAATATAAGTACTGATAAAATTAATGTATATAGATTAGCTGTGAAAATACAATGGTAGCAGGTTACCAACCAAATACATTTCGAGATCCAGCTGAACCTAGTCGTGATCTATTTCAAGGTTTGGTAAATTTTCTAGCCGCTGGTGGCTCATATAATGAGTATTTAGCAAGAACTTTCCCTCAAACAGCTTTCGGTAAGGAAATGACTAGGGAAGCTGCAAAGAAATATATTGCAGGTCTTTCAGCTACTGGAAGAGAGACTATACTTCCAAAAGCTGCTACAAGAGTTGCTGCAATGGGTGGTAGAAGATTACCTGTAGCACAAGGAATTTTACAAGGACTAAGTGGAGATCCAATAGGAGGACTAGGAACAGCTGGAGGAGGTTTTGCCGGAGCTGCATTAGGAGCTAAAATAGGAACAGCAATACTGCCGGGAGCAGGTACGTTAGCAGGTGGTCTTATAGGGGGTACTATAGGTGGAGGTATTGGGCAGAATGTTACTAGAGGATTAGCAGGTATTGATATAAATGATCCATATAGTGGTCCTGATATAAGTATTCCTATCTTTGGAGGAATACCTATTACTCCAGCAGCTAAGACTAAAAAATCCAGAGAAAGGATGAGACAGGAGAGAATGAAAGATGTAGAAGCTATGCAACCTTATATGAGACAGCAATTCGCAATGGATATGATGGCACAACAACAAGCTCAATCAGCACAGCTAATGGGTAATATTATTAATAATTCGAGGAGATAAGATAAATGAGTTCTCAAAATTTTTTAAGTAGATTTAAACAGCCTTTTTTAAATACAGCCGATCTTTTCCTTGGTGGTGAAGGTTTTATTAGTGGTCAATCAACGCCTTCAACAAACGCTTTTATGAAATTTTTACAAGATACTGAAACTAATGATAAAGGAGAAATTATTTTTAAAGATGGTAAAAATTTAATAGACGGATATGAGAGTATCTTTAAGGAAGGTGAGTTCAATCCCGGCGGAGTACTTCAGAGTGCTAAAAATATGTTTTCGCCAGGGTCTAATACAGGGGGAACTAAAGAAGGAACTTATGGAGGATTAACCTTCAAGGACCTAGAAGCATTACAAGAAGCTGGATTTAAACAGCAGAATGAGTTATTTAAGAAAGGCATGATCGTGGATGCAGGGAGATCTATAGGAAAAGGTTTCATGGCAGGTCCACAAGCATTTCTTCAGAATGTATTACCTCAGATGTTTGCAGGTAATGCATCGGTGTTATCAGCAGGTGCTTCAGGAACTGGATCTCTTGCAAATGTTTATAGAATGCCACCTGTGCAAATACGTAAACAAGGATTCTACAGCTAAAATGTATATTAGTAGAGGTACGTAAATGGCATTTCCTTGGGGAGCACTTATAGGAGCAGGCGGGTCCATTTTCGGTGGCATGATGGCTGGCAGAGGAATGGCTCAAGCTGGACGCTATGGACAATTAGCTCAAAAAGACCAATTAGAAATTGGTACGATGAGGGGTAGAGAGCAAGACAAAGGTATTTTAGCTGGAGGTATAGATAGAGGAATAAGTCCATTCTTGAATTTACCATTTCAAATGGAACAGGAAAGAAAGGCATTTAACTACAGTTTAGGCCCCGGCAGAGATCTGAAGCGATCACAAGATGTGAGAGATAAAGAAAGAGAATTAGCATTTAGATCAAGCCCTACCTTTGGTGCCATGAAGAGAAGACAATTAAATAGAAGAATAAAAGAGATGAAAGCTAAAATGGCATTTAGTCCCGACGCTATGAGATATGGTCCTATAGCTTTCCGTAGAACGGTCTAAGGAGGATAAATGGGAGCACCGTCAATTACATATGAAGCACCGAAGGTAGAAAAGGACGATACCTTTGAAAAATATCTTCAATATCAACAGGATCGTCAATTAGATCTTGATGAACGTTCTATACAGGCTTCTGATAGAGCAGATGCGTCAACACGTAGAAGGAGAGAGCAGGGAGCTTTAGGTTTTGAGGGATTTGCTCAGAATTTAAAAGGACAGGTAGAAACTGGAATTACACCTTATTCAGAGGCACAGGGTAAATTACAGGATTATATTGCGAGATATGATTTGAAGGGAGGATTTCAACCTGATACTCAAACAAGACAACAAACATATTTTGAAGATGTATTAGATGATGAAGGTAGTAAGACAGGTGACAGAATTAAGAAGACAAGAGAGATAACTGTTGATACTCCCGGAGCAACTCCCGGATTTGAATTTGATACTACTCAATTAGGAGATTTTCAATCTGAGTTAAGAAACTTATACACAGGGTCAATGCAAGCTGATCCTGAGACAGGTAAGATTGATAGAGGTCTTAGAGGACAGAGATTTGAGGCAGGTGTTCAGAAAGCATATAGAGATTTATTTGGAAAAGAAGCTACAGCAGATCAATTAACTGAGGCTTTAACTGATTTTGATAATGCTTTATATGCAGATTCTGGTGACTTTAGATCTCAATTAAAAGAATCTGATGCCTATACTAAAAAGTTCAATGATAATTATTTAGATAATTACTACGACACTATGTATGGAAGTAGTGTTAAGGATAGAACAGATTCTGACACTGGTGAGGTTTCTAAATTACGTAAATATACCTTTGATAAATCTGTATTACCGGGATTTGATAAAGATAAATTAGCGGAGAGAACTGGTATAACTTTACCTGATTATGAGAAATACTTTGCGGAAGCAAGATCAGTATCTGAATTAGAAGATCAGAGACAGAGTATTGCCCAAACAAGAGATTTTATATATCAGTCAGGCCTTACAAGTTTACAAGGGGAAATAGAGAAAGAAAATAGAAGGATTGAAATACAGGGTAAAAAGGATCTGGCTAAGATTGATCAGGCTACCAGTATGTATAGGCTTATCAATTTCCAGATGTAGGTTTAATAATCCTATAATAAGACTATTGTTATTTAAAACTTCCAAATGGCTGAGTATAATGAAGGTGTAACTGTGGGAGCCGACGATAAATCAAAAGATTTTGATATTTCTAGGTTTGAAGATCTTTTAAATAGATTAGAAGCATCTAAAAAGCGTCAGACTAGACAAAGATCTGTCGAAGGACGTAGAGACATCTTTGCTCAAGGTCTTGCTGGCATGATGAGCAATTTCTAATTATTCTTAGAATATATAGGTTACTATTATGGCTGTTGATAAAACTTACGAGTCAGATGATTACTTTGATCTGGATAAGTATCGTCAGGCCGCTGGTGTAGCCTACGAATTTTCTAAGAAAAAAATGGAGACTGCTGGTGAACAAGAAAGAGAAACCATTGGCAAAGGTGGTGCCGAACAAAGGAAGACGGGCGAACAAGAACAGAGATTTAGAGAAAGGGACGAAGAAAGGGATCGCAAACAGGCCCAATCAGCATATAGATATTAATTTATTTAATTCATGGGTAGACAATCTTGACTCCTCTACACAGGAGTCTTTTTGCTCTTTTGCAGCAGATAATTATTCTGTCATTGAAGTTTATTTATATGCACGTTTTTTAGGTTATGAAGGTACGATAACTGCATGTGATTTATGGGTTAAAGATAACTACGTAAAACCAGATCATAGAAAGAAGTTGTTATATGAGATTGATGAGATGCAAGAAGATATTAGAAAGTTAAGAGAAGACATTGAGAATGGTGCAGTTAAAAGAGATGCGGGAGTTGGACGTATTGCTCAGATGCAAAAAGAACTGAGAAGCACTATATCGGAGATAGAAACGTTTACTAATACTAAAGATCGAAAAGGTTTACTAATGGCTGGTGCAGACAGAGCTATTCGTGAATTGATGTTTATATTTAAAGACGATCCTATAGAGACTCCACTGGAAGAAGCAACCATGAGCGTATGGGCAAGAATGCAATTACAGGAATAGTGCAGTTAAAATAAAGAGAAATGAATAAATAAGATTGGTGCAGAATGGCTAAGAAAAAAATGCCACCTCAGCTTCTTGAGTACTTTAAAAATAAAAATAAAGAAAAAGAAGATGGCTCTAAAATGAGTGATAAAGAGAAACGTGCAGAAGCTTTAGAGAAGGCAAGAAAAGCTAAGAAGGCAGCCAAAACTTATAAAGATAAAAAAGGATCAGAGAAGCCAAAAGAAAAGAAATAAGTTAATATTTAGTAGTAGCTTAAGTATTAATAAGTGCCTTCATATCAGCACCTAGCATATCGTCGTAATGCGAAAGCTGCGGCTAGAAAACAACAGATTAAGAAACCAAAGAATCTTGAATTAATACAGCAAGCTAAAGAAGATTTTGGATTCTTTTGTGAGTATGTAGCAGATAAACCACCGGCGTATCACCATAAAACCTGGCATCAACATTTCATAACTAACGAAGATAGTAGTTGTTTAATAAAAATAGCTGGACCTAATGTAGATCTATTAGCTCCTAGAGGGTCTGCTAAATCGACTGTACTAGGTCTTTTAACTGCGTGGGCTATTGGAGTTCATACAGATGCTCAATTGCCCTTACAGGTTCTTTATCTTTCATATACAGTTGATATTGCCAGATCTAAATCTGCAACCATAAAAAGAATTATAGAGAGCAAAAGATATCAGGAAGTATTTCCAAAAGTAAGACTACTTAAGAATGTAACCAGTAATGAATATTGGTCGATAGATCATAAGTTTGCAGGGATAGATACAACTGGTGAAGAACAATTTACGTTATGTGCAGCTGGATTAAAAGGTTCAGTTACATCTAAGCGTTCTCATTTGGTCATGATTGATGACGCTATAAAATCTTCCGCTGATATTGCTAATCCAGATATTAGAAAACAGATGCAAGAAAACTGGAATGCAGTTATAGCTCCTACTATGTTTGAAGGAGCAAGAGCTATCTGTTTGGGTACTAGATTCAGACATGATGATATCCATGCAACTACATTCAATGAACAGAATAATTGGACTCAAATTGTTTTATCCGCTATCCAAAATGATACTAAAACTGGAGAAGAAGAATCATATTGGCCGGAGATGTGGTCTTTGGAATATCTAAAAGAGAAAAAGAAACAAGCACCTATTGCTTTTTCTTTCCAATACATGAATCAGATCGTTAGACAAAACGAATTATCATTAGCACCTGAACTTATTGTTAAGGCTGAGATAGCAACTGAGTTTGATACTCTTGGTGTAGGAGTTGACCTATCAGCTGGTACTAGAGAAAAGAATGACTACACAGTCATGGTATTGGGAGGAAGGATAGAAGATCGAATACATATAATTGATTATCGAAGGATAAGAGTTATGGGTAATTTAGAAAAGCTAGATGCTCTAAAAGAATTATTAAATGATTGGTCAGTTATAGGACAAGATGCAAATGGTAATTATTTCCCAACTTATTCAACTTGTGACATATGGTCTGAAGCAGTTCAATATCAGGCATCGCTGGAAGCAGACTTCAAACGAGTGTGTCAAACTAATGGTGGTTTATATAATTTGATTTGGCATCCAGTTAAAGGATTCAGAGCAGATAAGTTAGCTAGATTTAGAGGAATCATGGGTATGTTTGAAGATAGGAAAATAGTATTTAATAGATTTAGAAACTTTACTCATATGTTTGAAGAGCTTACTAATTTTGGGGTAAGTGGACATGATGATTGTGTAGATGCTTTAGTTTGGCTTGTAAATGGATTAGCCCGTAAAGGTCAACTTCATTTAGACTTCTAATAGAGGGTTATAATATAACTATGGGACCTGAGTATATTGCTGTTATTTTCAGTGCTGTAATATCCTCCTTAACTGGGGGAAGTTGGGTAGCTGGTAAAGTTTTGGAAAGGCATCGTGAAAGATTAAAGGATGCTATACAAAGAGTAGAGAACCAAAGATTACGTATTAATGCTTTGGAAGAACATGTAAACCGTATGCCATTGGAGTATGTTTTAAAAGTGGATTTCGTTAGAGAGCTACAAGAAATGAACGATCATTTCAGAGCAATCCATAATAAGCTTGATAAACTAGTAGAAAAGCTTATAGACAAATGAGTTATGTTTTAGAAGTAAGAGAAACTGATGGTGAGTTATCGTTAAATTTACCAGAAGAGATACATGCTGAATTAGGTTGGATTGATGGAGATTTAATTGAATGGAATGTAAAAGGACCTGGATTACTTTTAAATAGATTAAATGAACCTTTTGAAGTAGAAATAAACGAAGAGTAGAATATAAAAAATAGCTATAGGAAAAGAACAATGTTTTATGGTGGTGAAATGAATGTTGGTGGAGCCGGTGGTAATTTAGCTGGTATCTTTAGAGAAAGAATGCAGCAAGGTGGCATGGTTCCAACACAAGATCCTCGTCTAGCTGGTATTAGTTTTGATATAAACGAAAGTGCAAAGAACAGAAAAATGAGAGGAATGAGAAAATTAAGTGAAACAGGAGTAGGTGGAGAAAAGGATGCAGCAATAGAAATGATAAAAAAAATGGGAGGACCTCAGTTACCTCTAGTTATGAGTAATCCTATGCTTCAAATGGGTAATGTGGCAGGTATGTATGGTGCTAATGTCTAATGGCTCAAGATGACTCCAAATACACCAAACCTGGATTACGTGAACGGATCAAAGACCGTATCATGGCCGGAAGTAAGGGAGGAAAACCCGGACAATGGAGTGCAAGAAAGGCTCAAATGGTTGCAGCTGCATATAAGAAAGCAGGTGGAGGATATAAAGGTGGGAAAGGTAAAAAACAAAAAGCCTTAAAGAAATGGGGTAAAGAGAAGTGGATGACTAAAGATGAATATGAAAAGCGTAAAAAAGCAAAGAGTGCCGCTAAACGGTATAAAGATTCCAAAAAGTAATCATGGAAATTCCCTCAAAAATAAAAGCTTTACCAGCTCAATTAAGAAAGTCAGCTAAATTACATGCTGGACAAGCAGATTTAGTACAAGGTTTCCTTGATGACTTTATTAAAAAAATGAAGAAGTAAAATGGCCGATAAAGCGATACAGAAAGGATATACAAAACGTTATCTACCTGAGAGTGCTTGGGCAAAGCTTTCTAAGGAAGAGAGAGAAGAAACTGATCAAAAGAAACGAGCTGGGAGTAGAAAAGGTAAACAATTTGTAAAAAATACTAAAACGGCAGCAAAGGCTGGCAAAGCGGCTAGAGCTGCTAAAATGTATAAAGGTAAGCGTAAGAAATAGTAATGGGTGTTGCATCTGATCCAAAAACTAGATTAAAAGAGATTATTGACTCTTACCTAGAGAAAGATGGTGGAGGAATGATCGACACAGGGATTGTCGCTTCTCACCTTGCTCAGATGAAATTATTTGGGATTAGACAGGGAGTTGAGTTCTTTCCAGCCCAAGATAACTTTGGAAATCAAAGAAAAGATTTTGTAGATCGTGTAGTTAAATATAATCAGCTTGATACTAGACTAGATTCCATATGGGATTATTTTCTTTGTGATGGACAAGGTATTTTTTATATCAGACCCACTAGTACTAATTACAGATTTTATTATTTTAGGAAGCCTGAATATAGAAGTTACTATGATGTTGATGGTCAACTTGACGAAGTTGTAGTTATCTATAGCTATAAGGTTAAACAAGGTGGAGGATTCCAACAAGAAATAAATACTACATCTGTTAATGGACCATCAATGATGGGTCAAGGTGGAGCAAAAAGATATATAAAACTATCTATAAAGAAAAAGACTATAGAAGAAACACATTCTGAAGGTGAGATATCTTTTGAAACTAACTATCAGGCAATGCCCGGTAAGACTAAAACATTTAAGAATACCTTAGGTTTCATACCTTGTGTAGAGATATTTAATAATGCAAAAGGTTTTGCTGCTGAAGGAACAGGTGAATTTGATGCTTTAGCAAACCATATCTGTACTCATGATGAGATGATACGCACAATGCGTAAGAATGTACAGTTCTTTGGAAATCCTACTTTATTATCTTCAAGACCAAAAACAGATTTAATGGAGTCTGGTGAGTCTACCGTACAACGCCCATCAATTGCTGCAAACTCTGGATTTGCTGGAATGGGTTCATTAAGTCAATCAAGATTTAAATCAGATCCTTTATCCCGTGGTGTAGACGGACAGATCAGAGTTCCAAGAGTTATAGCTAATTTAGAACCAAATGATCGTGTTGGTTATATTGTTCCTGATGCAATCACTGGAGATCAGAACTCTTTCTCCAGACAATACAGAGAAGAAATAAGAACAGCATTAGGTGGTGTTGATGAGTTATCTATTTCTGCTGGTGTAACTGCTACTGAATATAAATCTCTATTTGGAAGAGTAGCTGCAACTGCTAAGAAAAAATCAGCCTCACTATATACATATGGTTTATGTCGTTGTTTAGAACTGGTTATATTTCAAGAGGAGCAAATGTTTAGAGAGACATTGGCAGCAGCTGTTGGATTAGAAAAACCAATTGATTTACCTGAAGATGCAACTGAAGAACAAGTTCAGTTATACACTGAGGCAATGAAGTTTTATGAAGAGCAAATTAAACAGTTATTATTAGCTTGCCTTCAGGCTCAACAGATACCTCCCGGAGTAAGAGGTTTAATACCAGATGGAGATATCAATATACAGTGGAGATGGTTAGGACCTGTTTATGAGGATTCAACACAGGATGTATTAAATAATTCTATAGTTGTTAGAAACCTTCAAGAGTTAGGCGTTGATAGCATAGAAGCATTGAAATACCTATTTCCGAGCAAAACGGATGAGGAAAGGGCAGCCATGTTATCAGGGTTCCCTTTCAGAATGGTAAACGAATTGCAGGGTGCATACTCTCAATTCGCCAGATTAGTGGGGGGTATGATGCAGACCCCACATCCGCAATCACCCGATTTACCAATGGCTGCAGATCCTCGCCTGGATCTAACGCCTTATCTGTATCGAACACTCGAAGCATTACAAAAGGAGATGAGCTATGCCGGCAGATATCGGCCAATCGACCCCACAGATGAACCAAACACCCGCAGCGACAAGCAGCGTGGCTCCAAGCAGCTTCGTGGCAGCAGCTCCACAGGCAGCTCCACAGGCACCAGCGGTTCAGGCAGCACCACAGGCTTACCAAGTAGGGATGGGTTACCCTCAGGCGGTGTCCAACTCGATACCTCAGGCAGCCCCCAACTACCAATCAAGCCCTACTCAGTACGCCCCCCAATCCCAACCAGCGGCGGCTCCGGAGGGGAATCCATGGGAATCGGCGTTCAACAAGGTAATGAACGTCCTGAGTACTCCAGTCCAATCCCCATTCCAGGATCAGTCCTCAGCGACTCAGACACAGTACGCCCCGGTAAACTCAGCACAGCAGAGCAGCGTCCAAGCTACTCAGCCATCGGCTCCCCAGACCTCGTCAGTCAACCAGGCATACTTGGGCAACTCTTCCCAAACCTCTTCCAATCCCTCATTAGAGGCTCTAGCGGATCAGGCGGGGATGAGCGAGGACAGCAAGTACGTGATGAACGCCCACGGGATAGAGGCACCAGCGATACTAAATCAGTACGCCCTAAACCTAGAAGGAATGCTAGACGACGCAGTTAAATGGGGAAATCAAGCACAAGACTTAATTAAAGGTTACGCTGATTTTTCTGTTCAAGAGCATCAAGAGAATCTAGCTTATAACGAAATCCTTACTAACCCAGATGTACTTAGTGATTACACACTTAAGTTCTTTGGTCCAGAAGGTCCATGTCCTGTATATGAGAATGAGCAACAGTTAGAAACTCAAGGTTATCCAACTGCTCCTCAGCCAGAAGCTAATAATAATGTAATGGCTCAAGTAGGTCAGAATTTCCCTGCACCTCCTGAAGCTGCTGCACCACAACAGCCAGAAAACTTCTGGGGTAGTTTTAGCGAGACAATGGCTCGTGACCCACAGAATGCATGGAAAGTCCTTAACCAAGTTCAGCCAAACACTGTACAAAATAAACTCTTTGTAATGGAGTAAGGTTATGAATCCTTACCTTAAGTATGGAGTCCCTACCACATTAGGACTAGGGACTTCTGCTATGGCTGCACAGGAAGAGGAAGACATCGGTTCTGTCGGCCTAGCAGGTGCCACTGGAGCACTTGGTGGTGCTGCTGGATTACTAGCGGCAAGACAACTCGGACCAAGAATTGCTGGGAAGGTAGCACCTTTCTTTCAAAAACAAATGGAGACTGAGAGAGGACAAAAAATTGCATCAGGTTTAACTGACTATGGTAGAAATCGTAGAGGAACTACCAAAAGAGTTCCAAGAGATGAAACTGGAGTACCTAAATCAGTTTCAAGAACGGAAGAGGTACCTAAAAAAGCATTCTTAGGTGGGCAAGCTGAAAAGTTAGGAAAAATGATGCAAGATCCTGAATCACTAGGATCTAATCAGAGTTTTGCTCGTCTATTAGGAATGGGAACTGCCGTTGCTACTGTACCCGCTGCTGGTTTAGCTGCTGGTCTTGGCGGCGTTGCAGCAGGTGAAATACCAGGAGCCTTTGGTGTACCTGGATTTGTCGATCCTGAGTCTTATGGATCTAGTAACTCACCCGGAGCTAGATACAAACAGACAACAATGAACTATATCTAAGAAAAACTAAGCATATTCCTTATATTTAGTAAGCAAAATTAGATACTGTTAAAATTTTATTTAGATAGGACTATAATGTCCAATTCTTCGACCCCGATAAAACATTACTGCACCTTTGGAGGATAATACAAAGTGTTCATCGATAATGACTTTCCCAAGATTCTTGGTGCGGAGCTATATAGGCCCCACCCTGCATATGTTGCGGAAATGGCTACTGAGCCAGTCGTGGTACATGATTTCGCAAGACAGCCTGGACAAACTGTCCAGCTCGATAGATACAAGTTCTGGGGAACACCAGGTACTAAGGATTCAAGAGAGCGTATTGCAGATCAGACCATTGGCACAGCAAATAGTCGTAATATAACAAAAGAAAAGGTACTTGTAGTACTTAAAGAGTACACAGGACCTGCAGATCCAGGCGATCCTACACAGCCAAGTACATTTAAAATTGCTCGTGAAACTCTAGTTACAGCACAGCGTCTTCTTTTAGATACTGGTAACTTAAATATGTTCCACCAGTCTATTGGTTCTCTAACACTTTTAGATGACTATAGAAGATGGAGAGATAGAGTTTTCATTGACGAGCTTGCAAAGGCAGAAGCTAACGGAATAGCATCTTCTTCACAAGGTGGATACTACTTCGCTGGTGGTAAAACAAAAGATTCATCTGGTCGTATTTCATACACAGCCACAGAATATGGCAACCAGATCCAACAGTTCTCAGTAAAAACTGACCTTTTAACTGTTGTTAAAGACTTACGTAAGCGTAATGTTCCAACATATGCAGATGGTTTATACCGTGCTCTTGTTGATCCAACATTCATGATGCACTTACGTCGTGACAGTGACTTCAGAGAAATCGCTCGTTACTCAGGTGCTCCTGGTCAGGGAATGTACATGGGCAACCCCATGATCCCTAACAACGCAAGTTTCTTCCAAGGACCACAAGCTGGACAGGCTTACTTCCTTGCTGGTGAACCAGTAATGCCAACAGGCGTACAGTTTGAAGGTGTTAAATTCTTCGAGTCTACTAACTTCCCATCAAAGAGTGTAACAGCTACTTTTGATAATAGTTCTTATGCTTCTCAGGAAGTTGCTCAAGGATTCTTCTTCGGACCACAAGCAATCGGGGTTGGAATTGGAGGACCAAACGCACAGGTACTAATTAATAATAATGATGACTTTAGCCGCTTTATTATTTTGATCTGGCAACTATATGCTGGTTTCCAGAGTCTAAATAAAGACTTCGTGACAACATCATTCAGTTTTGTATCTGACGACGGCTCAATCTAGTAAATAATAAATAAGTAAAAATTAAAGGAGAAATAAATGTCTTACTTGTCAGCTAAGAAAATCTATCCTGGTAACTTTACAGAGGCTCTCAATGGTTGGTACAAGAATATTGATACTAACGATGACAGCACTAACGACAAGAGTGTAGGAGGTCCTACTTCTGTACTTGCAGTTCCAGGCTATAGATATTTTCAACAACGTGGCTACGCAGAGGTCACAGGTAAGGTAGCTGGAAAGGTTTCATCTATTGATGTTATCGTTCCTTCACCTTACAGAAACGACAGTACACGTACAGATATAACAGGAATGGTGGTCTCAGGTAGTTCAACCCTTCCTTCTTATGTTTATCGTGCTGCAGTATCTGTTGCATCTGGTTGGGATGGCCGTGTTGCTTCTGGTATTTATGCCGCAACTGGTGACGCAATCTCATTCGGACGTAGTAATGCTGGTGCTCCAGTAGCAGCTTCTGGTCTTGCAGAAGCCGTTGCTCAGGCAAACATCACATCTACTGTAGATGGTACTGGTGATGGTGGATCAGGTGCAATCTTCTTCGCTGCTGGCGTTGAAGGTTATAGTGGTAACCCATTTGTTACTGCATCTGGTGTAGGTGCTGGTGGTTCAGATAACCCAGCAACACCTTACAAGTCAATAACTGCTGCAACTACTTACAAAGTATTTAGTAAAGCAGGTGCTAACGCTACTTCCGCTGGTAATGGTTTCTACCTATCCGATGCAGATGTAGATAGTAACAAAAAAGGATACATTGTATGTGAAGTATGCTACATCCAACCAGATGAAGCTCCTCAGTACAACGATATCGAGCAGTACATCATAGGTCGCACAGTTAGCTAAATGAGGTACACTAAGATCAGGTATATTACTTGGTCTTAGTTATGCTTTATCAGCACAAAAAAACAGGTGCGAGAGTTAAAAAAGTTTGTAGCTACGAAGATGGCGAATATTACATGGTTGAAGATCAAGACGGTAACATTTTTACCGCCTTTGACCATGAATTAACTTTAGATAAGTCCGCTACTACAAAAGTCAAAACTTTACAAATAAAAGACAAGGCAGCAAAAGAAGAGCCTCGATCTTTCCCTCCCGAAACTAGATTAAATATAAATGGTGCAACAGCACAAATGATTGCGGATCATGTAAAGGG